GTGCTTAACCATATAGGCATTGAGAATTTCCAATTCATGATATCAATGGCATTGCCTGATCCTTGTGGAACAGTTCTACTACTGAATGACAATCCTTCTTGGTAAACAACACTTAAACTTGTCCAATCAATAAAGTTATCAGTACTTTGTATTTCCATTGAAGGGTTAAACAATACCCCTATCTGTTCTACTAACTCTAATTTCTGTTGATAATTACTAGTCCAAAAGTCTACACTTATTTTTAGTGTATAAGGTACAGGCATGATACGTTCAACTGTAAATGCTTGCCCCTGTGTTTGTTCATAACTTTGTGTAGTTTGATTAAAACTACGTTGACGAACATTTACTTTGTCAATAAAATAAGGATCTTGTGTGCGCTTTTGGTCATATTCTAGACCAGTAATATAGTAAGTAATCAATGGTGCGCTTGGTAGACTACTAGGACTATTGTTTGCCTGTACAACTGCTGCTTGACGACTTGGATCACCATACTGAATTGGAACACGAACAATAATATCATTACCTGCAGGGTCCTTACCTTTTGTTACATTCCAGTCAGAAAAAATTCTCGCAAATTGAATTAAAAATCTACGTATCTGTTGGTCATAAAAATATTGTGCCATTGTTTACCTTAATCCGGTGTTATTTTGAATAATGATGATAGTGATTGACTTTGCGGTACTACAGTACCATTAGTCAATGTTACGGTTGCAGTATTGTTAATGAAAGAACCCATTTGAGTTTGATTACTATTTAATCCGGCAGCTGCACGGGTATTCTTGCTTATCTGCACCCATAATGTACCATCATAACGATACATTGTTTGTGGTAAGTAGTCTGTTCTTAAGAAATAATCACCTAATGCAGGATTAGTAGGGAAAACAATTCCTGATTCAAATGGTAATCCATTTGGTGCAGTACCGTCACCTGACATATAACCACTACTATATCCAAATCCTAATGGAGTGTAATTTACCACATAATTAAATCTTGGATCAGCATCAGCACGATAATCCATCTGTGGAGTTATTGTGCCTTTGAAACTTATACCTGCAATAGTAATATTTGTATTAACAGGCATTGCAAATAATGTTGCTTTACTTATAGTAAATGTTTTTGCAACTAAATTTCTACTTACAATTACAGTACCTGTATCAAATACTTCAGTAGTTTGTCCGTTTGGTGTTGTGATAGTAGCAGTTAAATCTATACCTTCATGTGCATCTTTCACAGACTCTTTTACTGTTATAACTGTACTGCCGGCAGGTATAACTTCTGATGTTACTAAACTACTAGGATAATCACTAGTAACTGAATACGTATTGTCACTTGTGCCGTACGCAGTCGTTATAACACTACTTGCACTTGCGGCAAGAACAAAATCACCTGACACTTGACCTCCACCGGTATCTAATCTATCAGGTTCAACTTGCTCTACCTCTAATGTCATGTTCATAAAGGCTTTTAATAAATCACTACTGCCAATTGGTTTGTCTAAAAAATCTTTTAATGCACCTGCACCAATAATAATACCTGGACTAGGACTATATCCTTTTCCCTGTACCATTCTAACAGTAGCAGTTAATGGTGCACCCGGATTTACCAATACACTTTTAGGTAGTTGTGGTTGACCTGAATTAGGATCAGTTGGTACTAGGTATAACTGGCTTCTATCATATCCAGACTTAGGTACAATCCTACTTGCCTCTGCAATCATTGCGTCATTTATTGCAATATTTTGATTATAGCGACCTAATATATCTTTTAAATTGTCAACCATATCTAGTGCCCAATAAGGACTATTAACTATATATGTGCCTGTTGCTGGATCTAGTCTAGTACAAGGTGTACCAACTGGAACATTTTGCTGTGCTACATAATTTGTGTTACCATAACTAACTGCATAACCGGGAATATATGTCGCAGTTTTATTCCAATCACCTAAATAATTATCTGTATTGGTTGGTTGCTTAAGAATGTTACTAAACTCCTGAGTATCAACTAACGGCTCACATTTAATACGCCATAAATGTGCATACCATGTATTGCTAAATCCTTCACTTGCAAAGTTACCATCTGTAATCTGATAATATCTACGTAAACTAGTTGGTATTATTTCATTTAAAGGATGATAGTCAGTTAAATGCGGTAACTCAATCACATCACCTACCATTAACTTGCGACCAACAATCTCTATCATTTTGTTATAATGAACAGTAATGAATATTACATCATTATTTAAAAACAATCCAAACTGGCTTAAGTCAAAATCTAGGTTTTGAACGTTATAGTGACCACGTAATCTATAAATGTCTTTATCGTAAACACGGTCACGATTTTCTAAGAATAACAAGTCTTGTATTTTAGTTGGATCAATACTAGATTGTTGAGGGGTGCTTAAACTTGTAGTTGGTCCATTATCCTGTATACCCATATATTTGTGAATATAAAGGTCAGTCGCACCAACATCTAGCATTTCTGCTATAGTTCTATCAAAAAATCTATAATCGTTTGATTTTTCGCTACGATAAAGTGAGAGTCTAGGCATTAGTTAATCCATTATATCTAGTATTTATCAACCCATTTGTAGTAAATAAGTATTACCTCTAAGACTTGACAATAAATAGGTAATAGCATATAATATATGTATCGTAACAGGAGTATCTATGGCAACTCGCAAGTCCAAACCAACTAGTGACCACTTTATTAAAGCATTGAATCCACGTGATGCTGACACTAAGTATCTAGGTGATGAACCGTTTTTCCCAGTGCAACCAGATAGTGAGAGTCGTAACATTGCATTGACCCGAGGTTTTACTTGGTATAATAGGTTCTATAATAAGAAAGATGCAAAAGATTTGCTTGCACAATACCTAGACCATCATAATCGAGGTGATGAGGCTAAAGTTATTCGTAAGGTTGACGAGAAAGAATTCTTAATGACATTGAGTTGGCTTGCACGTATGACATTGCGTGGACTAGAACTAACTGAACATGAAGAACTAACACTAGAAAATGAAATTAGCCGATTGCTCAAAGTAGTAAACAAGCCCGAAATTATTGTAAAAGAACCTAGCAATCGTCCTAATGTACAGGAAATTATGCGTGAAAAGGCACGTGAGGCAGCAGGTGAATTAGAAGGGCTCTTTGACGAATTCTATACAACAGGTAAGGCTTCAACTAAAATTGTTGATGTTGTTGCAAAATATAATGTGTTACCACAACATATTCCATTGATTGTTGAAATATGGAAAAAGAAACAAACAGAGTTTGAAGAAGTATCCGAGACTGAAGATAAGGAACTTAAAGAGGCTTATGGCAATTTAGGTAAGGTACAGTTGCGTAACACACTTAAGTTCGTTGAACAGGTATTAAGTGACCTAAACAGTTATATCAGTATTAAGAAAGCCAGCAAAGCCCCTCGCAAAAAGAAGGCTATACCCGTTGAGAAGATTGTTAGTAAACTCAAATACTTAAAAGAGTTTAAAGATCCTGTTAACAAGATTGACTTGATTAGTGTGCATCCAACTAAGTTGCATGGTGCTAGTGAGGCATGGGTCTATGATACTGCAAAACGCAAATTGCATCATTATATTGCAGACGAGTATTCAAAATCATTTACTGTAAAGGGTAACACGATTCTTGGATTCGACAACAATACAAGTGAGATTAAAACACTACGTAAACCGGGCGAGCAGATTAAAGAAATAATGGGTAGCAAGCCTGCTGCACGTAAATACTTCAAAGACATTAAAGCAGTAGGTGCTATCCCTAATGGACGCTTTAATGAAAATATGATTATATTAAAGGCGTTCTAATGGATATAGAAAAACGAATGATGGAAATGCTGGAACCAGTTGATAAATGTATTCAACTGACCGATGATGATTCTGAAATGTTAATGTTGGCATGTGCAATGATGCAACGAGTTAGAGAAATATTTGACAGTCAAATTGGTATAGAGGGTAGAAAACAAATGTTTAAGGAACTAATAAAATGATTGAAAAAGCAATAACTTGGTTTACGATTAACCGTAAAAAAATCGGATATACATTAGGTGGAATTAACTTATTAAGTGGTATAATGTGTCTTAGTGGTTACGGACAATTTAGTACCGGACTAATACAAATTTTTGTAGGGGCCTTTGTTATTTTTGATACATGGTTCATGCTATGAGTATTGATTTAAACAAATATAGTGAATTCGTAGGTGCAGTAACAAGTCAACCTAGTGTTGATTTAACTACATTTATGGACACTCTAAACCGACTAGATGTTAACTATGAATTAGATTTAAATGACGGACAACGTAAACATGGTCCTGATGTTAATATTCCACTATTATTAACTGCTTGTTTAGGACTGGCAGCAGAGTCAGGTGAGTTTATTGAGATTCCTAAAAAGATTTTCTTTCAGGGTAAAGCACTAACTAACGAAAACGTATTTCATATGAAACGTGAGTTAGGTGATGTTATGTGGTACTGGATTAATGCTTGCAGGGCACTTAATTTAGACCCTAATGAAGTCATTGCAGAGAATGTTAAGAAATTAGAAAGTCGTTATCCGGGCGGATCATTCGATCCATATTATTCTGAAAATCGTAAAGAAGGTGATTTATGAAAGTAAAAATTAAAAGTCTTAAAGTAGATTTAACTAAAGTACCATTTAAAGATCCTAAAAAAGTTAATGATGGTACAAATGGTAAAATCCTTGAACAGGCTATGATAAAACAAGGGTTTCCTATAGACCGTACAGGCACTGTGGATTTACCTTCTATTGATGTAGAAGTGAAATCTAGGTCTGCATCAACAAAGTCTATGCATACGCAGGGAACTATGACATATGAAGATATCATAAAAACTCCATGGGATCAGACAACCTTTAAACAAAAACTACAAAAACAATATCAGGTTACAATTAAAGGTACAAATAATGCAAATGGCATTGTTGAAGATTTTACTGATCCGGAAATACAAAAGAAATTTGAAACTGACTATGAAAATTGTAGAAGTAAGTTAACCGCACAAGGTGGTATTATTAAAGGTCAGACTATTTCAGGTGGAGAATATATGGTATTAGAACATAAACCCGGACCTAGTGGTACCGGAACAAGTTACGCATGCCGTATTAGACATGCTGGTATGAAAAAGATATGGGGACTTACTAATATACTAG